TTCCTCATCTGGAATTAGACTTTTTTCTAGAGTATATTGAGGGTCGCTTGGTCTTTCCCCTGCTACGCCAGTGTATATATATATTTCTAATTTAGCTTTTGATATTGTTGCCATTTATTTATATTTTATTAGAAAGACCATGCAGCGTAACTTTGAGTAAAGATGTTCTCTACAGTCTCACCTCCAATTACAGATGTTCCATGTTGTCCTTGTTTTACTTGTAGTATGTTTTCTTCGTAAGCAGAAGGATTAAAATATATAACCCTTTGCGTTTGGTCTCTAAATATTTGTTGGTAGTATGATTCTGCTGTAATTCTTGGTACAGGTATACTCGGAACATTACTAGAACTTCCATACCCATAGAAATTGTAATCTGAGTAAGCTCTTGGACTTGCCCATTCTAATTGTCCTGAATTTGGATTTTGGAATAAACCTGTTATCTCATAATCAATTTTATTTAGAGTTACTTGGTCATTAGTACCTTCAGTAATAAACTTAATTCCTATGCTGTTATACTGGTCTGCTAATAATTCTTCATTTGATACAGTTATTACTGAACCACCCCCTGTATAGTTATATCCAGTTTGAGTACTAAATACTATTAATTTTGTAGTACTTGCGGAAATATTTAAGATTGCTTGAGTAAGCGTTTCTATAAGCTCACCATTAATATATATCTCCATTCTAATCGAACTACTTAAAGTATCAACATATTGAAACGGTAATCTCATTAATAATGTGTAAGTGCCAGTATCTAATGTATTGTTTGCAGGAGTTCCAACTGAAGGTGTTTCTACTTGTGTTTCGTCGGGACAAGCCATTATCAACTGATAATCATCAGTAGCCATAGGAGCCTCTACTGTTATTGTAAGTGTAGATGCTGAATCTGTACTTCTTGTAATTGGAATACCACCTTGAGCTGTTCCGCTACTCAATCCAGTTAATTCGGATGCAGGTACACCTGCTTTCAACAAGTCACCCTCATGTTCATTATTACCCTTATATCCCACAACTGTGGGAGATGCATCCTCCGTAAGTTGATACGTGATTTTTACAGGGATGTTGATGGTGAAATTTATAGTAAACGTGCCACTTCGATTAGTTACATCTACTTCGTAGACTCGAATACCTACATCCTCTCCTATGTTAATTTGTTCTCCACACCCCAATGGTTGAGTTATTGTTGCAGGGGGGGTATAATCAGGTGGGGCATCAGCTGAATCTACTGTTAGATAATACGGACTCCTAACATTTATTTTCTCTACTTCGCCTGTTGATGTTGCCATAATTATTCTATAATATATTCGTCTCCTTTTTTAGTGTAACCTGCCATCTTGAATATTTCGTCTAAATTCAAATTGATATCCTTTGCTATTGGGTCTGCTATAGAATTTATTTTTTGCATCGCAATCTCAATAGCATCGTCTATGAAATTAGCGGGTCTTATTCCTTCCCTTCTTATTTTATTCTGGATGGCAAATGCTAATTGTTTTATTCTGTATTGTCTATCTTTAACTTTGGCGAACTTACCAGCGGCATCTTTCAACTTTACAGGCTTACTTTTTATCCAAGGTATCAACTTGCCTGTAGAAGGAGGTGTGCCAGATTTTCTGCCTTCATCAACTGCCTTACCATATTCCAATCCTTGAATATCATATGAAAATCCTGAATCCGTTTTTTGATACATTGATTTAAGACTTCTTGCCAATTCTCCTGTATCATTAATTTTTCCACTATAGCTGCCTCTTGAACCGCTTCTTGTTCTGTTACGCTCTAATTCAATACGCAGAAGCTCAACCAATCTCTTAGAGAATGATTTCATGTAGGCATCTGTATTTTTGAATTTAGTAACTATAGACATGAGCTTCCATCAGCGTTAATTAGTGCCATATCATTATTGGGGACTTCTATATTGATAACCATTGACCAACCAGTGAGCAGATTCTCGAACCTATCCTCGAACAAACTCGCAGTTGCAGCTTCATTAAGTTCAAAGTCATTCGTTTCCATGCCACCTCTACGAAGTGAGCTTTGCAATCCATTAACAACAGTAAGCATTGAATTAAGAATATCTTGTTTGTTATCCAATCCCAAGTGAGGTTTTGCCACCCCTTGTTTATCGTCTTTATCTTCATCTACAATATCCATCACTATAACATTCATCGAAAAGGTCATCTTAAATTCATCGAAAGTGACATCGTTTACATTAACATGGGCAAGTGGGAATATTGTCTGTTTAGACAAGTCTACCTCCATGATATCACCGAATGTTACGGTATTGATACTATTGTTGCCAATTAAATAATTGTAGATATTGTCAATAAGGTTATAATATGTCTTCATTATTTCTTATAAGCTTTTTTAATCATCTGAGCTTCTAACTGATTCTTTTCCTTTTCAAACACTAAATAGTTTAAACACTTAAAAAGCTCTTGTGAGGTAACGTCATCGAACTTGAGGACATCTCCTTTAGCAAGTGCGTAAATTGACTGATACCAACCCCACTTTGAGCTAAAGTTTCCTTGAGCTGAGAGGTCTGTGGATTCTTCCGCATCTCCATCTCCATATAATTCAGGGTAGCTAGAGACAACTCCTTCCCTAAAGCGTAAAAAAAAACCATCGCTCCCATTACAACATCCATCGGCATCTCTTTTATGAGATTCTGAATGTCCTCATTTGGAGAGTAAGGAGCAATGGTATACTTATCCTTAGACTTGAAATTAACTGGTCTGAAAAGCACCGCCATGGCTTTGTGCATTTGTTGCCAATCAGAAATAGTATTTTCTAAGTCTATGTATTCTCCAAGTGAGATATCATCAAGTTTAGGGATAAACCCCATTTCAACATCAAGAAGATTAAAGTGCCTAATCAAACTAGGTTTTTCTTTAAATGCTTCTCCAAGGATATTTATAACCTTCTCTGCCTCTACCATCGGTATCTGTTCTACATCACGCAATGTAATGTTACAGAATATTTCAATGAGCTTCTTATTTAGAAATTCATCTGCTCCCTCGTTTTCATCTGATACCTTAATGTACTTTTGGTATTGCCCAAGAGTAATATCATTTAGAGTTGTTGGAACTTCTAACTCAATCTTTTTTCTCATATATATAATAATTAAAAATCAATAAAACGTACCTTAATAATCCGCACCTGTCTAAATGGCATATTAATATATATAGTTATATATCTATAGTGTTACATTATATAACGTAACTCTGTATACACAAATAGTTACAATGTAATATACAGTGTTACTGTATATATTGCTATATAACATGATAAAAAAATAACTATATATATATTAGTGCCAATTAGTCATGTGGAGAATCTTGATTGTATTTGTCATGGAGAAAGCAATATAACTCCCAATATTTCATTTGTGCATCTTCAAGTGAGTATCTTATATCGCTTTTAGTTATATCGCCAAATAAATTTACTTCGACTTGGTAATCTTCTTGGTTGTATCTTTTCGGCACTAAAGACACCTTTATATTGTTATCTAAGCACCATGAACAACACTTCCATTGGTCGCTCCTGTAGATTCCGATAAACATCTCTTTGCGCTTTCTTGCCATAGTCGTTGCAATATAATACAAGTATCTGACTAATCCAAGTGGCAGTTGGAGATTGTTGTTTGTGTAGAGTGTAGGCTAATATACTCTAGTAAGTTAAACCTAGGCAGAGTACCCTGAAATAAGCCCTGAGACGCTTTAAAATCATCTCGATTGTATCTTACCCTTATTGAAGTGTAGAAGTGCGCTTAAATGTGCCTTAAAATGCGTCTGAGAGGATAGGAAGCTACCTTTTCAACCTCTTTTTAATTATTCTCTATTGATTTACAACCATTTACCTAAATATAGGGTACAAAAAAACCGCCCATTTAGAGCGGTTATATTTAATTAATTAGGTTTTATTTTTATTTATTGTTAAATAATTCTCTCCCCCTATCAATAATATTTGTTGCTTTTTTTCTGTCAATGCCGTAATGTTCAGCAAATTTATCAACCGTTAAAAAGTTATTCCAATAATCTAAATACATTAAAATAATTCTATCATGTACTTTTTTAAATTGTGCGTTAAATTGTTTTTGATTTGCCATGAGTTTACTTATTTAAGTTAGTTAATTTTATTTCCTTTGTTTTTATTTTGTTTCTTATTTCATCTGTGGAAATGTTGCCGATAAAATCAGATAAAAAGGATTTAAGATATTTAACAGTAGTTCTTGAATAATCCCAGTAGTATGAATCAAGATAGATTTTTTGATTGTCTATTTTACAAATAATACTTTTATAGGACTGAAAAAAAACTTTTGTTCCTCCTCTGGTATTAATTCTTATTTCAAATTGATTTTTGACTGGTTCTTGTGTGCGTGTACTTAACAAGGGATAAACTTTAATTTTCATAGTTTTATAAATTAGTTATTGAGATTTTTTTTGAATAGCCAAAGGAACGAGGTGAGAAATATTTGTCATTTTTCAAAATTCCTTTTATATCATGTAGAACATTAGCTCTAACTATTTGAAAGCAATTAAATGGTTGATTGGCGATTAAATAAATTATAAAAGCTAATAAATCCTTTTTTTGTTCAATTGTGCCATATGACATGAATTGAAATCTTTCATTTATATAACCTACTAAAAACTTGGATAATTTTTTATCAAGTTTAATTTCTAATTGTAAGTTGTCATTTTTCATAATAGTAAATTTTAGTTAATATTTAATTTGCTTGTGATGTTTCACATGTCAAAGTAAATACAGAAAGCCGAGAAAATCAACGCCATTTATTATTTTAACAAAACTTTAACATTTGGCAAAAAGAAAGGGATTGAACCAATTTTTTTTGGAACAACCCCTATTGAATTCACACCCCTATTGAATTCACATTTGAGGGTATTGAATTTACACCTATTGAATTTATTTTATTCTCTTAACTTCTCTGGTGCGATAATTATAAACTTCAATGATTTCCTCTTTAATTTCACCCTCATTGTTATATACATTTAGTCTCCTGCTCTCTGCTTTATATCTAAGAGTATCTATATCAAAATTAGTATTACTTACCATAACACTTTTTAATGCTCTTACGAATTTATTCTGAATTGCTTTAGGCACTATCTCGCTCATGATTATAGCGTTTTCTAAAACCTCAGTTCCAAGATTTTTGTGAATAGTATATGATTTATCTCTTATTGCCTTAGATGAATTTACGCCTGTTTTAAAAAAAGCATCATTGATTGTTCCTTCTGAAAATGTATGACCCCATTCCTTGTACATCTTTAAAAGTTCAATAAAATTTACATTTCCATGTTCAGCTAGATTATTAACTCTTGCCCTGATATCCCAGTTCTTACCTACGTTATTAACCTCCTCCACATCATTAGGTATATAATCATGGGCTATAACATAATGAACTTCCATTCCAAGTTCTTCTAAAGCTAATAGTCTATGCTGACCATCGATAACCCTAAATTCATCGGTTACCAGAATAGGCATTATAAGACCTCTCTTTTGAATCGCTTTCTTTATTGCTTTTAGATTGGCTCCCTTAATAGCTCTGTTGTAATTAAAGAACTTAAACAAGCTGTAGTCTTTAGTAGTTCCTACCTCAAACTTATTCTTTGTTTTGTTCTGGTTTTTGAATTGTACCATGTTTGCAAGTTTATCTTGCTGTTGTTTTAATAATGATTCCATTTTTATAATATTAAATTAAACTAAATAACTAAGGGGATTATCCCCTCTTGAAAAGTAAGTTCCATCCTCTAAAAACAAGAAGTCCCCAGATAAAAACTTATTTTGTAGATAATCTTCACTAAGATATACATTTGCTTCCTCCCTACAGGCACTCAGCCAAGCCCCAAAGCATTCTTTAAGGATTGTGTTAGGGTTAAGCTCCTTGTCCTCATAAACGCACTCTCTGAGGCATCTAAATAGGTGGACATCTGCAAAGTATCCAGTAAACAATCCATCGGTCTTAGATAGGTTTTCTATTATCTCATACCAATCTATATTTTTATACTTCCAAACAGTTCTGAACTTACAGTAACTTTCTTTTGTTTCATCGTAGAAATTGATATTGAAGTCAGTTACTTTGCTCCCTATAATTTCGGCAAATTCAAATAGACTGTTGATAGACTCATCAGCATAATAATAACCTGCTTTCATTATGGCATTACGCTCATTGTAGAGAGCCTCAATCTGAGACCCCCTACTGAGTTCGTTGAATCTACACAACTTATCTATGCCTCTCATTAATCTATTTTAATCCTATCCATTATAGCTTCCTTGATTTCATTTCTATTGTCATAAAACCATTCATGCCATTCTCCCTTTACTGCGGAGGTATTGAGATATTCATCTATAATAAATGACAGGTTGTTCTCTATCGAATCTAAGGTATCTCCTACTATTTCTTCAAAGATATCTCCTTCTGGGTCGTTTGTTGGGTCTATCATATCCTAAAGTGTATTCTATCTGCATAATCAGTTGCTTCTTTATACAGAATCTTGTTATTCTTATCTACATAATGCACGAAAAGATTTAACCATTCTGCTTTTGAATGTAGCTCATATATTTCCTCACACATATCACCTTCTATATCGCTTATTGTATCTACACTCATGATTTCCAGATTTCTTTCATTTCCTCTACAGGGTTCTTTTCTTCTTCGAGTAGGTTTGAATGATTCTCAAAATCCTCAGTGTTGATTTGTATGATGGCTCCATTGGGACAGGCAGGAGCCTCTTGAGAAATACGAACACAATCTATATAGCTATTCCCGTCTTTATCATTCTTGGGAGTGGGTATTGAAATCTTATCTGAAATCAGATTCAGAAAGTAACACCATTGTTCTGGTGTGGTCGAATTGTAAAAGTCTACTACTTGTTCAAATTTCTTAGTCATGATTATTTGTTTTTAAAGTTAGTGTATTTCTTTCCGCCTATCTTAATCCAGTTCAATCTATCAAAGCTGATAAATCTGTAGCCATTCTTATTCATATCGAATACTGGAATAAGTTTAGCTGAGATAGGATTAAAGGATAAACCTTTACCTGTAGTGTGTTTTACAACACCAGTCCTACAGTTCATTGTACGTTCAGTACCATCCTTCTTGATGAAGTTAGCAGAGAACACTCTACCGTTTGATACTTTGTCTAAAATTTGTTGTAATGTAATAGTCATAATAATATAGTTTTAATGTTAATCCGAGTGCAAGATAGTAATTATTTTCCAACTGCCAAATGTTTTAACAAAACTTTAACAAAAAAAAAGAACCACCCTTTTACAGGTGGCTCTCTAAACAAACATAACTAACTAAAAAAACAAATGAAAAACTAAGTATTAAATTTTATTATCAACTAAATATATTCAAATCTATAGATTATTTTTGACTCTACCAAATTTATTTCACAATATACATTCCTTTCGGCACTGAACGAGTCAGCATGTACTGCACACAATAACGTAATGAGTCGATAAGGTGATTGTAGGAATCAATAGGTTTTATGCCATTTACAGCCCAAGCATAGTTATTGAACTCTTTGATTAGGTTCTCCCCTTCTATATTTATAGTATAGTCTTGCATGAGTGCAATACCAGACAAGATACTACCTTTCTTTTTTATTGTAGGGCTTAGATTTAATCCTCTGGTGGACAATTCAGCAATAAGCCTAGGCTCAGAGTTGTCGCAGATAATTAGTTCTTTTCCTGCGTGTCTTACACATTCATCATATAGATTAGAGGTAACCAATCCTTTTTTATATAGATATTCCTTTGCCCAGATTATTTTTCTATCTTTGTCAATAGCAACCTTTACAAGGGCTGAGGCATCTCTGGAGAATCCCCAATCCAATCCCCATGCCTTTAAATCTATACCCTCATTGAATTGTCCAATCTGCCAGTCAGTGAAGATTACACCCTCTGCTTTCTGTAGCCAACCTCCCATTATCTGATGCTTGAATTTATCAGGTCTGCGCACCCTCATCTCCTCCAATTGATTTACGAACGACCCACTTAAATTCTCAATGTTATCTTGGTAGGTGGTATGGATATAGTTTACGTTATTCCTTTCTCCATTGAATCCATCTGGTATATCTCTATTCTGATAGAACCTCTGATATATCCAGTGTTCTTTTGTGGTGGGGTTTAGAATTAACAAACACCGATTCCTTACACCTTTAGCACGAATAGAGTAATCTATTTTATCAAAGCTTTCTTCATCAGTAAGCTCCTCCGCTTCATCCAACACGAAAGTATTGACCCCACTGATAGATTTAAGTTTGGCAGTCTGGTCTCCACTTGCGGTTCTAATTCCTGAGAAATATATAGAACTGCCTGTTAGATTGTTTATAATCTCATATTTGGTAACAGTGAAGTGTTCGATGACTCCCATCAATTCTAACTTCTCAATGAATTCAGGGATAATACTCATACTCGCTGAACTCATAGTATAACGAGTAAACAATATTTTATTGTTCTTTTCGTAAGTGAGCAACACTAGGAAAACTGTTACTGCGAAAGATTTACCTGAACCCCTACCTCCAGTAATCACATTGTATCTGCTATCTGAATCGAACAGAGACTGGTATTTAGGATTTAGATTTACTTTATTCATCCTTCTTATCACGTTTACCCCAAACGTTCGATGCAGGTTTCACATAGTATCCCAATATTGGATTCACTAAGTAATTCCAAAAGTCCTGTGGGAAATCCTTTGGGTCTCTAATCTGTTTTGCTCTCGCCATCTTCTTCTGGTGTTATATCTATTGTTTTGGGTTGACTAAAGTCTATCACTGGTATATTAACCTTGGTGTCTATATTTATATTCTGTTGTTCTTTCGGTCTCCCATACCTATATTCAAGAAGCCACTTCATGTGTTGAACTGAGCCATCCTTTGCTAGTTTGGCAACCTCTATCCAAGCCTTCTCCTCGCTACCAAAAGCTTTCTTCATGGCATTGAGGGTCATACCTGCTATGTCCTTATCGGCAGTCTTACGAGGTCTACCCTGACCTCTGGAGACACCTTTGACAGCACCGTTATTACGTCTGCCATCAACCTTTCTTTTCATTGGTCTTTTACCATCCTCACTACTCACAATGTACCTCCAATCCTTTTATTTTAGATAACCTAGAATGCACATCTCTAAAGTTGCTAATAAGAGCCCTATGGTCTAATAACAAATCCTTATATTTCTCTCTATAGTACACCTCTGGATTAGTTAGTTTAAGTGGAATATTTATGATACCACCTAGTATCCTTGATATTTTCTTGTGGGCTTTGATGAATTTAATATCGTATTTTAATATCACCTCAGTACAAGTTTTATATCCATGAATAGCAGTAGCGTGGTCTTTACCTAATTCATCAGCTATCTCACGAAACGAAAGACTGGTGTAGTCTCTTGCCAACTTAAAGTATAAGTTTCTTGCGTAGACAATATCACGCCTTCTGCTTGGTTGATTCAATTTTGTCTTTAATTCTAATTCTACTAATTCTCTAATCTGTGATAATTCCACTTATTTCTCTTTTAAATTCAACATAAGCATCTACAACACCTTGACAACATTCATAATTCTCAGTCTCCTTATAGAAGTCTAAGAGGTATCTTATATCCGCTTCATGAAGAACTCCCAATCTAAGAGAGTGGAGGATATCGTCAAAACATTCTTTCTTGTCTAAATACATTTTATTTGTCTAAAAACATAACCACCAATAAAACCGCAATTGCTGTTATGTAAAAAATTGTTATAGTTTCATACATCGTACTTTCTATAATATACTGTTAATTCTTCTTCTCTACTAATAGGTCTAACAGAGTATAGGAAGCTCTGTGCTTCATTATCATGTATAAAGCAGTTAGGGTTATCACTATGGTTTAAAAAACCTCCTAATGGTGTTCTGTATTGACCTACCAGTCCAAGATGTGTTATCCCTAGGTTATGCCCTGCTATTATGTCTTGTTTAGCAAATACACCTTGCCCATGTATTTCACTATCTTTTATTTCTAAACAATCTGGCAAAGGTCTATACATTATATATCCCCTTCTAATTCATAGTCGTAAACTTCCTTATTCTTTTCTATGAAGTATTCCTTGTAAATATCTACAGCTTGTTCCACATCATATCTCCCTGCGTTGAAAGACCTCTCACTAACCCCATAGAATCCTATAGTGCCAGTAGATTTATCTATAGCTATAAAAGTAAAATCATCTCTATCTATATCGAATAACTTACAATAAATAAAGGCTTGACATCTATAAAGATATTCCCTTGCAGAGTATTCAAATTTAGCTATGTTTCCTGTGGTTTTTAAATCTACAATATATCCATCTCCAAGAATATCTGCCTTGCCCCTGAATGGCATCCCGAATAGATTGCCAATAGCAGGAACTTCCTTTCTAGTGTGTTGCATCATATCAACAGCTCTAGGATTGTTATAGAATGATTCTGCGAGTCTTTCTACATCATGCTTCTCCTTCCAAGTGAATGGTCTCGGATGCTCACTTAGAGCCTCTCTAAATATGTTTGTGTTCCTACTCTTTACATCTACAAATACCTGCTTCTCATACACATGAGGCTCAAGTATAGCAGTATGGAATAGCCATCCAAATTCAAAAGCAGGATTAGTTTTAGACCCTGAGAGTAATGAATCCTCATAGGCTCTAGGCGAATCTAAAAGCTTTTTAATGGCACTGCTCGAAAGAGCATTTCTTCCAAGATAATGATAATAGAATTCATCATCCATCATCTTATCAAGGAGTTCTTTCTTATCCCAGACTCTGTTGTCTAAGGTGGTTATACTTTCTTGCATATTTATGTTTTGATTGTTCGTATTCTTGCTCCATCCAATGAAGTTCTGCTCTTTGTGATTCATAGAACCATTCTTGTTCCATAAGTTCTTTTGTCTTTCCCATTATCTAACGTAACTTAATAGTTTTCTTATTATTTTTTCTATCCGACTCCCTATAAAATTAAGTGGGGATTCTATCAGATAGTACACTATATACACGATAACTTCAAGTATATAGAAGAACGCTAAAAGTAGGAATATAATAAATAACTTGGGTAAGTTGAGTATTACTTTCATATCGTATAGTTTTAAGCAAATCTATACAAAAATTTAAACAACTACAAGAACTTTAACATTTTATTGTTTTGGGTCAAAGTTTCCTTTCCAATGAGTTTGACATACAGCAAAGCGTTGTTCTCTATCGGGGAATTCTTGAATCATCTTTGCGTTATTCATACATCTTTTATTGAAGTCTGCTTTTTCCTCGTACTTCTTGGGTTTCATGTTTAAAGGCATAATTATTCTTTTTTATCGTTATTACTTGGTTCTAATTTGTCTAGTCTTCGGGATAGAGCTACGCAGAATATCTGGAGTTCTTTTATTTCCCTTCTCATATTTATAAGTGTAGTCTCTTTCACTGCTCTAAGTTTTTCTTTAATCGTTCTATATAACAAGCTCCATCTAATAATTCCTCTTGTAGATGCTGTAACCATTGTGTCGTAGTAAGCTCATTATCATACAAGGTGGTGTTGTATTTTGCTACACCAATCTTACTTCTAAGAGTGAGCATCGTCTTTACGCTTTCCACTATAGGGTCGCTAACGTCTTTGAGTCTTTTTGTTTTTGTCGGTTTACCGTTTGTGTCATTTCTATTCCAATAGCTTGAGATACTATCTCCCATAAATCTAAAATTTACATTTTTTACAATCCCACTCTTTACCTAAATTATTAACGTAGTTTACAAATCCTTGTGGCTCTGGAAGTGTAACCCAATGCTTTTTATAGTACACTCTCGTAACTTTACATTGCTCAAGAGGAATATCTATATTATCATCATCACACTCATGCTCTACCTTTAGAACGATAGACTTCTCGTTGGTGTGCCAACTATCACTAATTCTCTCTAGTAGTAACCTCTGTCCCGTAGGTATAGGTTTGAATTTACGTTTAACCTCTATTAGAATCAAAACCTTATTATCAAATTCAAGTACACCATCAATATCTGATGGGTGGAGCTTTCCATTTTGCACCCCTGTAAAGTCTATAACTTGCTTTACTTTATTTCTGTTCTTTATCAGACTTGTACTGCTCATACACTTTTTTTAATTCGTTATGGATTCTGTTTTTAAAACAAGGACTGCAACTTGTAGGAACTGCCTTTTCATTGAATACCCTGTTAAATATATTTATTAAATCCCTCTGAGTGCTTTGTGTTATAGAATTCTTATTGGCTATAAAGTACTTATTTAAAAACTCATACTCTGGCTCTAAAAGACATTCTACTTTCTTATAAGGAAACATCTTATTCAAAAAATCACGCCTCCTGTCGCATCCACAGTCTTTTCCATCGGAGAGCCATTCTACTGCTTTCTTGATGCCAGTAGCTGTGGTTATCTTCTCAATAGTGTCTCCTAACCCCCTACTTGGTTTGTCTATATTCTTCATAATATTCTTCGGTTTTTTCCCTGACTTTTTGTTTAGCATTACTAAGCGTATTAAAAATTGAACTTAAACTTATCTTAGTTTCTCTTGCTATCCCTCTCATGCTCATTTTCTTATAGAAATGTATGTCCCATATCTTTTTATCGTACCAATACCAAGATGAAACAACACCGTCTATTTCATCTACAAGTTTATTAAATGTATCTTCATTCTCATAATCTACAACACTCGACTCAACATCTACAGCATCGTTCAAAGGTAAGTGATGCTTGTCTATTCCCTTATGAAACCCAGATAAAAACAAATTCCTTAAAGTAACGTAGACATAATACGTATTGACTTCAGATTCATTATACATAATCTTGTCCTTTTTATCTATGTATTTATTCAGCCTAACATACATCTCCTGAACTAATTCATGAGATTGCTCCTTTGTGCATCCGAAAGATTTTGCCATGTTGACCCAATCTTTATGACTCTTTGCCAGTAAATCTATTAGTCTTTCTTTCTCCAAAAGTGAAATGATATACCTATTATAAAAAACATAAATTGTATGAGGTGTTCTATTTCCTCTACATCTTCATCGGTATCAAGTTCTGTATTCCAGTAATTGATTCCTATCATTGCCCCATATATAGGGAAAAATTGTACATACATATTAAACTGATTTAATTGTTGCTTCTATTCGTGAATTACCTGTATCTATTCCCATATACTTAGCTGTTATATTTTTAACGATACTCGTATCATCTGCTAATATACAACCACACATTACCATAGAGTCTTGGAAGAACTTATCTACCACACTAACTACATTCATTAAATCTCTAACTCTTTTATCAGGAGCATAGTATTTATAATGAATAGATACTTCGCCACTAAATTCAAAGTCTAATTTATCTTGTATTGAATAATAGTAATTACGTTTAACATTACTACTAACAGAGTGATGCCAATTCCTATAATGATTAAGATTTAAATACAGTTTCTTTTTCCCACTAAATGAATGAGTGGGTAAAGTAATTTTAACTTCTTTTGGCATCTATATCTGTAAACGGTGTTGAATTGTTAAACATATATCTTTGCGATTTAACGTCAAAGTGAATCCCATGGACTTCTTGCGGTATCCCTACTAACTTCTGTTTCTTTATCTTTTGACTGCCGAATATTACAGCAGTGTTAGAGAAATCCAATGCTCTCTCTGGTCTCCATATAAACATCACATTATCGGCTTTATCGGCAAATGTACCTCCACCTTTAATCTTATTTACATCTGGTTTAAAATACCTACCATCATCACCTTTTGATGGGGTTACTTGGTGAGCCACCAAATGTATTGAAATGTTGTAATCCAAGGCAAACCTTTTAAGCTCACTCATAAACCTAGAGATATATAAATCCTCTCTTTCACCTCTGTTCATCTTATGTTGAACTGTGTTGTATGGGTCTATAATTGAACTTCTAATACCTTTTGTCTTAACTAAATAACTTGCTCGATGAAAAATGTTATCAAGGGTAAAATCTTTCTTAGGGTATATTAAGAAGAAATGCTTTTTAACAAAGTCCATAGCATCCTTATATTCACTTAAAGACATCTGATGACTTTTGTAGAATGGGTCTGCACTTTTCCCCATGTACATCTCTATGATATCATTGAAGAAATCATTCATGGGCATATTCTCAGGAGAGAACACTCCAAACTTCCAACCATCATAATACGCTTTAATTGTTGCCAGTTGATTCAAGAACATCGACTTTCCTTCGTTTTGATATCCTGTCCAGATATTTACCTCTCCGTTTCTCCAAGTCCAAGCACTATCCACAGCAGGTATGTAAGTTGTAGTACCTCTTTCTTGACCATTGTGATAACCATCTAACATACTATCACTAACATCTTCTACTGAAAAGATGCCTTCTAACTTAGGGCTGTGAGACGTTTTAAGACGTTCTCTTAGACTTTCTACACCCTCTTGGAGTAATACCTCATTAGCGTCTTTAAATGGTCTTAAATCGACTAATTTACATTTATCAGCACCAAACCTCCTTACAAGCTCTTTCTCAAGGTTTCTTCCATTATCATCGTTATCGGTAGCTATATAGATTATTTTGGCACTCTGAAACACATTGTAACAGTTAGTGATACACTCCAACTTCTTATCAATGTTTTTGTCGTTAGGATTAGGAGCACCCATGTTTACACTTGTGTGGAATGGTATACCTGCCACTTCCCAAGACAATGAATCCATTTCACCTTCGCATATTACAATGGTATCTTGCTCCTTACAATTATCATAATTGTATATTACTGGTTCGGCATCTTTAGATTGCGTAAAGAATTTGCCATCGATACCTCGTGTTTTATAATTTACTATATCGTTATCTACAAAATAAGGAAAAACAATACTCTTGTTATCTACAGATGATACTATCTTGTTGTTATTAATAACCTCGTTTGTTATTCCTCTGGCATTAAGGAATGCTCTGCCTTGCTTCGTAAGTTTCTTTAATTTGTTCTTTTGGGGTTTCTTATAGCTTTTCTTTGTTTCTATCATTGATGAATTGTTTGTTTTCAATACGCCATGCCATCCACATTTATGGCAATTATATAATCCTTCTGTTAAATTGATACTTAGACAAGTATCCTTGTAGTTCTCTTTACCTAGTTTTATGCAATTAGGACATTGTACTTTTTGTTGTACACCATTGTTCTTTACCCTTATGCCTAAACTACTAAAGCTTTGTTCTAAAATCATTATATTGTAATATATAAATATAACATGGTATATATATTTTTTTTATTTTTATATATATAACTATATACTATAATCTGCCATATTGGCACTTGGAGATAATCTAATCTTACGCTCTTTTCCATAGTGTCCAGTGGATTTAGTATCACGCTCTATAAAGCCCTGTGCTTCGAGTTTATTAAGCAACCTATACAAGTTCCTATCTGATATGTTTAAAGTGTCGGAAATCGCCTTATTTGAAGCGAAACAGTAACCTTTCTTCTTACTCAATCCCTTTATTAAAGAAAGCAATGCGCTTTCGGTGACACTAAGTGATTTATTCATGAAGGAAACATTGATATTTATAAATCTAGTTTTCATATTGATATAATAAAAATGGGGATAAAACTATCGCCCTACCCCCATCTTAGTTATTGATTAGAATGGTAGCCCATCCCCTGAATTAACAGCCTCCTTCTTCGGAGCATTGTTATTGTTGTTGGCATCTGGCTTGTATTCGTCAATCCAAATTTTATGGGTTTGACCATACTCATTAGCACCATCCTTGTTAGCACCCATAGTCATTCTTAGGTATTGCTCTCCTTTGTACTCGTAGACGTGTTCTCTTACTTTGCTCATGGCAATAGAGAAGTTTACTAATCGGTACTTTTCTCCAGTTGATTGATTTACAACTTGTTTTCCGTTTCCAACGTACTTTTTTGGTGAATTGTTATTCATAATTATAAAATAAAGGTTAAATATTCTTTCTTTTGAAATCCTCAGATTCATCTTCTCCAAAGACTCCTAACTCATAGAATCCTGTCATCTTTAGTACAGCTCTACTCATAGCTCTTTTCTCAGCCATTTCCATGACGTACCAAGTGTTACAGTTTCCATCCCTATGGGTTTCTCCCTTTAAGGCAGAACCAAAGGTTTCGATATTCTTTTCCCCTTTATTAGCATTGGCTTTAACCACTGAAAAGTTAGGTAAAGAATTAATGACATCGTACTCGATGTTGATACCCTCTATAGCCTGTATCTTATCGATACCTGCTCTAGTGATAATCATATAGTGCTGATGCTTGAATATTTCATCAGAACTAAGCTCATACTTCTTGTAGAGTTTTGCTAGTTTATCTCTATTCATAAACGTATAATTTTAAGTTATCTACAAATCTAACGATTAAATCTCTAACTGCCAAAAAAAAGTGGCTCAGTAAAAACCAAACCACTTTTAAAAGGATAAACCATTAAAAAACTATACGAGTATATGATATAAACTCATCACAAATATATAACATTAACCTTAAACTTTACCTTGTCCTCTATATTTTTTTATATAATTCTTGGAGGACTTGAGCGCACTGCTTTTAGATTTAGCATGAACACCTTTGCGTTTTATTTTGTTTTTTTTGTAGTGAACGGATATTTGTTGTTTTGCCATTATTTATGTTTATTGTTTCCAAATACCTTTTCTACACCTCTTGAACCGAAGTATCCACCGATAACTATAGTAAGTAGACCTGTTATTGAATCTAAAGGATAACCCATGTACCACCCTGCCACATAAGAGATAGTAAGGAACACTAAGGTTAGTGGTCTTACATTTTGAGCTAACCACCCACTTCTGCTATCAGCTACCCACCTTCGAGTAACACCATCCATTTCAGAGCGTTCTAAGCGTAGTTTCTCTAGTGCGATGTCCTTATCCTCGCTACTCATGTCAGAACCTCCTATAATAGCTTCTATTACGTTCCCTACAGGAGTGTCTTGTGCTATTGCACCTACTACTTTAGGTATCTTTTGAAGTAGGAAAGAACCTACTGCTGTATCTTTAAACTTCTTTTTAGCCATAGCGTACTACCGACTGTATTAGTATGTCCAGATAACGTCTTCGTCTTTGTAATCGTCTGAATCGACATGGATGAAGGTATTTGCCAAACCGAATCTATTGAATCCAACTTGCATAAGGGCATCAAGTATAATCCATCTCTCTCTTGAATTGCGTATTGAAATATCAACTGCTTTTCCCACAATGTGGCTTGAGTTCTGTTTTCCTCCAACTTTATCGTTATGTTCGATAGTTCTATATCCTGAGTTGATTTTAAAGGGTATCCCTGCCAACTCACGAGCATTGTCGAGCATTGTAAGAAAATCATCATCCATATAGTTACCAGAATGAGGCACATCTGGAGACGCAAATTCTTCATACTTAAAATATTTAAGACTCATTTTTACATTGGTTTTTACACTTACATTTACCACTTTTGCAGTCATCGTGTTGAAGCGTCTTGTTTAATAGTAGTCTATCAATGGTATCGTCTTGTACTTTTATAAGCATATTCTCAAGCATATCTTTAGACTGGACAAGCATCTCTATCTTCATCTCCAAATTGCTTATCTTCTTCTTAGCAGCGTCTAAGTCATCAGGGTTTCTACCAGTAATACTTGCAATGACCATGGCAATTGATGCCGCTATCATACCTATAAGGGTATTTACTATTTGTGCGTTCTCACTTGGTATTTGATACTTTGATAGATATAATAATATCAAAACAACCAAGAAAAATACAAGTAAACTTCCTGCAAAGTGTCTTATGTCTTTCGCTACTCCGTTTGTTGGCATTTTCATCTGCTTAATGGTCTAAATAGTTGTTTGAATCTTTGTCTTATCTTGGTAATTCTAATCCCTTCAATTTGGCTCTGGGTAGGTTTTATGCTGTTGTAC